GGGACGAGGGGATGACACCGACGGAGCGGGAGTTTGGCCGGTTGGAGGCGGAGATCCAGCAGTTGGTGCATCGGAGCCGGAATGACCGTCAGGTGCTGATGGGGTTGCAGGAGGAGTTGGAGGCGCTGTCGCTGGCGGTGGAGCGGCTCCGGGCGCGGCTGACGGCGGCGGTTGGGATCGCGGTGGCGCTGGCGGGGGTGATCGCGTGGCTGGTAGACGTGGCGATCACGGTGGGGCAGTGAGGAGTTCTAGTCCTAGTCAGAGTAGGAGTCCTAGTCAGAGTAGGAGTCCTAGTAAGAGTCAGAGTCACAGTCAGGAGTCATAGGGAAAGCGCCACGCGAACGGGCCCTTACGCGAAACGTGTCGGTGTGCAAGTGGACCGATTGGGTCGCTTTCGGACGGATTCGGCGCGTTATTGGTCCACTTGCGCCGCTCAACGAAGTGAACAACTGAACTTCTGAACAACTGAACTCATTCAGTTAATCAGTTAATCAATATATTGTACGACCCCTCAAAGGCCGCCTGGGGTGGGGCAGGGAGGTCAGGGCTCGAGCGCGGCCTCGAATTGGGCGTCGAGCTCGGCTTTGTTGTGGACTCGGAGGGGTTGGCCCTTTCCGCGAGGGGTATTCGCCTCGATGCTTCGGAACTCGGCGAGCAGGGCGGTGCAGAATTGGGCGACGGCGCTGCGGGCGCCGTGGACGTGCCGGACGTTGTCGAGGAGCTGATCGAGCGTCATGGGTCTCCCTAGCCGAGGACGGTGCGCCCGCCGAGCATGGTCTCGTTGCCGGCGAGCGATGAGCGACGGCGCGCGTTGAAGCCAGTGCGGCGGGTGGGGGCCGGCGTGGTGTAGCGAGTCTGAGTGGCAGCCATGCGGGCGGTCTCGCGCTCGAGGGCCACGGCGTTTTCGTCAAGTTTTTGACGGCGGACGCGGCCCGAGAGGAGGGTGCTGCCCCGGGTGGGTCGTTCAAAGGGACCGGGCGGTCCTTCTTCTTCCCGTCTGTAGAAGCCGGGATCCATGCCCACGACCGGGCGTTCGCCCCGGAAGCGGTTCACGGCGTCGAAGAATGTGAGCCCCTGGTGCTCGGATAGGGCGTGGTGGAACCCCTCGGGCTGCATCGACATCCCACGTCCCGCCAGGAAGGTCGGCCGGCCCCGTCCGCGCCTGTTGTTGGCCGGCTGGCCCGCGAAGAACTGCCGCTCGCGCTTTGCAGCGCGCGCCCTTTGGTTTCTGGGCCTCATTTCGATATGATAGCTTCCCAGGAAGGAATTGCACCAGATGCCCGAACTTCGCAATCCGAGGTGGGAATCGTTCGCGCGCTTCACCGCCATCGGGAAAAAGAGGGCGGAAGCCCACAGGCTCGCGGGCTACACGGCGAAGAGCGAGCGGAACCACGCCGCGCTCGCCACCCGCCTCCTCTCCCGGCACCCCGAGATCAAGGCTCGGGTGACCGAGATCGAGGAAGAGCTGCGGTCGAACGCGGTCGCAAAGGCGGGGCTCGACCGCGAGTACGTGCTGACGGAGTTGCGGAAGAACCACGAGAAGTGCGCGACCCCCGAGCAGATCATCGGGCGCGACGGCGAGCCTTCCGGGGAGATGAAGTTCAACGCGGCCGGCTCGAACAAGGCGCTCGAGTTGATGGGCAAGGAACTCGGCATGTTCGCCGACCGGCTCATCCTCGACGATTTCGACGAACACCTCCAGGGCATGAGCGGAGAAGACCTACGGGCCTTCGTCGCCTCCATTGCCTCCGAGGTGGGGATACGGGTGGTGAACCAAAGCGATGAGCAAAGCAGAGACTGGATCCTCAAAAACGCGCCCCGTTACGGACTCCGAGTTGAGGAACTCGGCGAAGGTGCTGACGGCGCTCAAGATGAAGAAGCTGGCGCTGTACGGCCCGTATCCGAAGCAGAGGGCGTTCCACGATCTCGGGTCCACTAAGCGCGAGCGGGCGCTGCTCGCGGGCAACCAGTTGGGGAAGACCTGGAGCGCCGGCAATGAGATGGCGTACCACCTCACGGGCGAATACCCCGAGTGGTGGAAGGGCCGGCGGTTCGTGAAGCCGATCCAGGCGTGCGCGTCGAACACGAACAACGAGACCGTGCGGGATAACCCGCAGCGGATCTTGTTAGGGAAGAACGGCGAATGGGGCACGGGAACCGTACCGAGGTCTGCTGTCGCAAAGAAGCCTACGATGAGTCGGGGCTTCCCCGACCTTGTCGATGTCGTGCAGGTCAAGCACAAGAGCGGCGGCATCTCGACGTGCCAGTTCAAAGCATACGATCAGGGCCGCAAGTCGTTTCAGGGGTATACGTGGGACGCGATCTGGTGCGACGAGGAACCTCCGGCCGACGTGTACGCGGAGATTCTCGCGCGGATCACCGCGACCGGCGGGATCATCTTCCTCACCATGACGCCGCTGCTGGGGATGAGTGAAGTGGTCTCGATGTTCTACCCCGAGCCGAACACGCCGTATCGCGGCCTCGTCCAGATGGACATCGAGGACGCCGGCCACTTCGACAGCGAAGAGCGCGACATGGTCGTCGCGAGTTACCCCTCGCACGAGAGAGAGGCGCGCTCTCGAGGCCTCCCGCTCCTGGGCTCTGGGTTGGTGTTCCAGATCCCGCACTCGACAATCGAGGTCGAGCCGTTCGACATCCCCAATTTCTGGCCGACGATCATCGGCTGCGACTTCGGCTACGGGGACCACCCCTTCGCGGCCGTAAAGGTGGCGTTCGATCGAGACAGCGATCGGTACTACGTCACGAACGAGTACCGCGAGAAGACGCCCTCGCCCGCGATTCACGCCTCGTCGTTGCGGCCCTGGGGTGAAGACACGCCCGTGGCGTGGCCGCACGACGGCAACCGCGACTGGGGCGAGGCGGGACCGATCGCGCAGATCTACCGCAAGGAAGGTCTGCGGATGCTTCGCAAGCACGCGACGTTCGCAGAGGGTGGATATTCGACAGAGGCGGCAATTCAAGTAGCGCTGTCTCGAATGCAGACGGGTCGTCTCAAGGTGTTTTCGACTTGCACGCAGTTGTTTTCGGAGTTGTCGACGTACCACAGGAAGAAGGGTCAGATCGTTAAGCAGTACGACGACCTCATCAGTTCGCTCTACAAGGCGATCATGATGATTCGTTTCGCTCGCGTGCCGGACAGCACGCGCAAGTTCGTGCCGCAGGTGGAGAGCGAGTTCGACCCGTTCGACTGGAGGGAGGCGTGATGATGGGACCGCCCGGAACCGGAGACAAGACGCCGGCGATGCTCGAGCAGCAGCGCCGACTCCAAGCCATTGGAAACCGCACCAAGCGAGGCGGAAAGAGTCCGATGCTCGCCGCGCTTGGCGGAAGCACAGGATCCGTTTCCCAGACGTTTCTGGGTGGAGGTTGATATGGCACCTGTTGCCTTGATCGCGTCTATCGCAATGGGCGCCGCACAGTTGGCGCAGGCCGGCGCCTCGGACATGCCCGACCCGTCAAAAGAAGCCGCAAAGGCCGAAGGGAAGCGCCGCCGACTCGTCAAGTCGCGCGCGGGACAGCGCAGCCACCGAACGTCCGTGCTCGCGGGTGAAGCGCCGGATCCGCAGGTGTATCGACCTCGTCTGCTAGGGGAGTCTTGATGGCGTACCAGGACGAGCGCACAAAAAAGCTATGCCGCCAGTTCTCCGACGCGCAAGACCGTCGTCGGAACTGGGAGAACCTGTGGCAAGAGATCGCCGACCACGCGCTCATGCGGCGCGACTTCACGGTCAAGCGCGAGCCCGGTCGACAGCGCGGAATCCGCGTCTATGACACGACGAGCCGCGACGCGAACAACCTGCTGGCGGCGGCCCTTCACTCCCTGCTGACCAACCCAGCAACGAGGTGGTTCGACCTACGATACCTGTCGGAAGATCTCAATCAGGTGGACGAAGCCATCTGGTACCTCGACGAGATCAAGACGCTGGCGCTCAACGCTTTCGCGCGACCCCAGTCGGGGTTCACCACGCAGATCGCCGAGGTCTATAACGATCTCCCCGGCTTCGGCACGGGCGTCATGTTCATCCAAGAAGATATCGAGCATGGGCCGAAGTTCGTCTCCCGGCCGCTGTCCGAGACGTTCATTGACGTGGACGAGTCAGGGCGGATCGCCGTGGTGTTCCGCAGCTTCGAGATGCGAGCGTGGCAGGCGGTCGACTTCTTCGGCGAGGACGACCTCCCCGAGAAGATCGTCAAGGCGGCGAAGGCCGACTCGAACCAGGAGTTCGAGTTCCTGCACATCGTGCAGCGCCGCGCGCTCCCGATCCCTGGCAACCTCGACGCCTCGGGGATGCCCTGGGAATCGGTCTACATTTCGATGGACGGCAAGGAGATCGTGCGCGAGGGCGGTTTCTGGGAGAACCCGTACATGGTGGCGCGGTGGACCGTGGACGCGGGCGAGATCTACGGGCGCGGCCCAGGGGTCGACGCGCTGCCCGAGCAGAAGATGCTCAACGCCATGTGGCGCACCTACATCCGCAACGCCGAGAAGGCGGTGGACCCGCCGCTGCTCGTGGACGACGACGGCGTGCTGCCGGGGAGCCAGCTCCGCGTGACTCCGTCCGCGCAGATCGTCGTGCGTAACGATGGCGGCGGCGGTGACCCGGTGCGCTACCTCGAGAGCCGCGCGCAGTTCCCGTGGGCGAGCGACATCATCGAGAGCCGTTCTCGCAAGATCGAGAAGGCGTTCCACAGCGAGATCATCCAGGCGTTCCAAGACCCGCGGATGACGGCGACCCAGGTCATCGAGCTCGCGCGTCTCTCGCAGCGGATCCTGTCTCCCGTGCTCGGCCGGATGCAGGTCGAGTTGCTCGAGCCCATGATCGAGCGGGTCATCGGGATCCTCTCGAGGCGCCCCGACTTCCCTGCGCCCCCGGATTTCCTGGGCGGCGAGGAACTCAAGATCGAATACGTCAGCCCGGTGGCGCGGGCGCAGAAGGCGTCTGAGTCGCAGGCGATCCTCGACTCGTTCAGCGCCGCCGCGGCGGTCTCCGAAGCCGACCCGAGTGTGATGGACAACGTCGACCTCGATGTGGCGATCCGAAAGATATTCGAGGGCAACGGCGTCCCGGTCCAGGTGCTGCGCCAGCAGGACGACGTTGCCGAGATTCGCGAGGCGCAGGCGCAGCTCGCGGAGCAGCAACAACAGCAGCAACAGATGGCGCAGGGCGGCGACACGATCGCCAAACTGCTGCCGGGCATTGCGAAGCTGTCTGAGATGCCGGGTTGAGCGAAGAAACACACGGGTACGACATTCCGGGCGAGGACGCCGCTGCCGCGGCAGCGCGGTTCCGCGATCTCGAGGAAACTCGCGCCTCATTTCAGAGGACGTTCGAGTCGGTCGACGGCAAGCGCGTCCTCGCCTTTCTTCGCGACTTCTGCCGCCAGCACCGCGCAAGCTATGTGCCCGGCGACACGAACGAGACGATCTACAACGAGGGACGCCGCTCGGTGTTACTGCTGCTCATGAAATATCTGCACCTCGATGACGAGGAGCTCCTTCGGCTGTCGATGAACCAAGCGCAGCGCAGGCTGCGAAACTAGTCCCGACCAGGAGAGAGCGATGGCAGAAGCAGAGCCGGCGGTGGAAACCCCGGTCGAAACGACCGAGTCCGCAGACGCGCCGATCGAGGCGCAGGAGAGCCCGGCGCTCGAGGAAGTGCCGCGAGCAACGGGATACGACTGGAAGGGGTTGCGGGGCACGCTTCCCGACGAAACGCGCGACCACACGCTGCTCGACACGTTCGACGAGTCTGGGTTCGAGGGGCTCGTCAAAGAGCACATCAACCTTCAGCGCCTCGTCGGCGGCGAGAAGGTGACGAAGCCGACCGAGAAGAGTCCGCCCGAGGACTGGGACCGCTTCTACAACTCGCTGGGTCGGCCCGAAGAGGCTGGCGGCTATGACCTGGGCGACTTTGCGCCGCCCGAGGGATTGCCCTGGGACGATGGGCTTCAGGGCAAGATGCTCGAGGAGTTCCACAAGGCGGGGCTCACCGGCAAGCAGGCCAACGAGGTGATGCGCGGCTATCTGGCGGCGCAGAGTCAGTCGTTCGAGAGCGTGCAGGAGCAGATGGCTGCGGCCGGCGAGCAGTCGGAGAAGGCGCTGCGAGAGGAGTGGGGGGCCGAGTTCGACGGCAACAGCCAGCTCGCGACCCGCGCCTTCAAGGCGACCTTTGGGGAGGCGTTCGATCAGATCGCCTCGCTCGTCGTGGACGGGAAGATGCTGGGCGACCACCCGGTCTTCATCAAGGCGTTCCACAACCTGGGGAGCCGGATGCAGGAAGACGGTTTCGCGGGAGCCAGCGCCACCACGGGCTTCGCACAGTCGCCCGAGTCGGCCCAGGCCCAGATCACCGAGATGGAAGCGTCTCGCGAGATTCAGCAGGCATTCGTCGATCGCGGCCACCCCGAACACGCCGCCGTCAAGCGCAAGCTCGACGCGCTCTACCGCGCCGCGTACCCGGAGGAAAGCTAGGTGGGATTCGTGACTCGTGGTGTAATCCACGCAATTTTCCCGGCCGAGCAGAAGACCGAGCGGTTCCGGGTGCGGGAGTTCGTGCTCGAGATCGGCAGCGACTCGAAGTACCCGCAGTTGTGCAAGTTCCAACTGACGGGGGATCGGTGCGATCTGGCAGATGGGATGAACGAGGGGGACGAGGTTCAGGTGGACTTCCAGATCCAGGGGCGCGCGTGGAACAGCCCACAGGGCGACACCCGGTATTTCAACAGCCTCAACGTCTGGGAGCTCGAGCGGCTGAAGGCCGCGGAACTCCCGCCGCCCGTCGCGTCGGAGGTGCCGTTCTAGGGGAGGGTTGCCTTCCCAGGAAGCTATCTGTATGTTGCCCATATCTGGGTAGCCGCCGCGCGGTCCAGATGCTCGCCCGAAAGCAGGGCCGGGTACGCCACGTTAGTGCGAGAGCGGGTCCACGCGCGAGCGTGGGGAGTCCCTCGAGGAATCGTCAACTGATTCACGAGGAGACCCCTACGTGTCCACACAGATCACGACCGCATTCGTCAAGCAGTATTCCGCTGGCGTGCGAATGCTTCAGCAGCAAGTCACCTCACGGCTCCACGACGCCGTGATGGTGGACCCGGGCGTTCAAGGCGACCGCGCCTTCTACGACCAGGTCGATGCGACCAACATGTCCGAGGTGACGAATCGCCACGGCGATACCGAGTACACGGACACCCCGCACAAGCGACGCATGGTGACGCTCTCGACCTACGAGGTCGCCGACCTCGTGGACCGCGCGGACCAGCGGCGCCTGCTCAACGACCCGGTCAACCCGTACAGCCGCAGCATGGCCTCGGCAGCGAATCGCCAGACGGACGACGTGATCCTCGCGGCGTTCGACGCCACGGCGAAGACGGGCGTGGACGGGTCTGGCACGGCAGCGTTCGACTCGGACTACTCGTTCAACGCGACGGGAGCGAGTCAAGCGCTCGAGGTCAACGACCTCATCAAAGCGCGTCGGCTCCTCGAGGCGGCAGAGAACGAAGAGGACGACGGCGAGAACAAGTGGTGCATCGTCATGTCCGCGGTCTGTCGGGAGCAGTTGCTCCAGCAGACCGAGGTCACGAGCGCCGACTACGCCACGGTCAAGGCACTCGTCAACGGGCAGGTGAACACCTTCCTGGGCTTCGACTTCATCAAGTCGCAGCGTGCGGCGATCACTGCCGCTGGTATCCGCGACGTGTTCGCGTGGGTGAAGAAGTCGATGCAGCTCGCGGTCGGCGAAGAGCCCCGCGCGTTCATCGACCGCCTGCCGCAGAAGCGCCACTCGCTCCAGGTCCGCTACGAGCAGGACTGCGGCGCGACGCGCATGGATGAGAAGGGCGTCGTTCGGATCCTCGTGGACGAGGTGCCGTAGCACTGAGCTCGGGGGCGCCGCCGGGTTGAACTGGCGGTGCCCCTTTTGTGCATAAGGGTGCGACAGAGTTGCGGGCGATGGTCGCCCGCGGCGAGTGCGGCCCGAAAGCAATCTGAGGTACATCATGGCCGGTCCCTATTACAGCGACCACTTCACTGCCACGACGAGCGGTACGTCGATCGACGACCCCCGCACCAAGGTGGCGAGCGGCGTCAAGCACGCTGCTGTCCGGTACAGCCGAGCGAGCGTCACGGCGCCCGCGTCGATCACGACGGGGGAGATTCTTCACGCCATGAAGCTCAAGTCGGGCGACCGGGTCAACGCGATCTACATCTCGTGCCCCGGCTTCACGGGCACCTCTCAGCCGGCCAGCATCGGTCTCTACGACGGCGACGGCGTGGTCATCGATGCGGACATCCTCGCCGACGAGGCCACTGCACCGATGGATGACCTCACCACCGCGATCGACCGCGTCGATGTGTTCGCAAACGCGGGAGCGGCCATCGAAGAGGAAGATGTCGGCAAGCCCCTCTGGGAGCTGGCAGACGAAGGCGCTGGGACGTACTCCGAAGACCCGCTCGAGGAGTGGTACGTCTCGATCACGATGGGGACGGAGAGTTCCGTCACTGCCGGCGCCGAGATCGTCCTCGAGGTCTTCTACACGTCGGACGGCAACTAGTCGCAGCCCTTCTTCTCCGCTTCCCGGCTAAGAAGGGTTCGACGGGCCGGGGGGAGGCGAGCGCCCCCCGGCCTAATCCACAGGGAGAGTGATGGCGTCTGAGACATCCATCGCAAACGCCGCACTCACGCTGCTGGGCGAGCGGCGCATCAACGACCTCGACGAAAACTCCAAGACAGCCAACGTGCTGAAGGAGCGATTCGACGAGGTCCGCGATGCGCTGCTTCGGCGGCACCCGTGGAACTTCGCGACGACCCGCGTCGAGGTCGCGAAAGACACCGCGGCCCCGACCTGGGGCTTCGACAATTCCTACACCCTACCGAGCGATCTGCTCCGGCTGCTCGAGGTCGAGAACCCGAACCACTGGCCCTACCGGGTAGAGGGTCGGAACATCGTCACCGACCTCGAGAGCCCGCTTCAGATCGCGTACACCCGACAGGTTACCGTCGTCAACGACATGGACGTGCTGTTCCGTCAGGCACTCGCCGCGGAGCTCGCTGCCGAAGTCGCTGAATCGATTACCGGCGACGACGGGAAAGTGCGCGACATGCAGGCGATCGTGATGGGCAAGATCCGCGAGGCCCGGAACACTGACGGTCAAGAGCCGTCCCCGCGCGCCATCGAGAGCTCGGAGTGGCTCGACGCCCGAGAAGAGTCGGGACCGCAGCGGGGTATCCCGTCAGGCGTCGGGACGCCTCTGTGAGTGAGGTCACCGCATGGCTCTCGGAGACCTGACGCTATTCAACGATTTCGCTAGGCAACTAGCGGAAAAAGAGATCGATCTCGCCGACGACGCATACAAGCTGATGCTCGTCAGCAACGCCCTCGTGCCCGTGGCAACGCAGGCAACCCCGACCCATAGCACCTACAGCGGGACGGAGGTCAGCGGGTCCGGTTACGTCTCGGGCGGCGCCACCGTCAGTTCCACGATGGGGGTCTCGCTGGCGGCAGCGGTCGCGAGCTGGACGGTGGGCGCGGGCCCGCACGCCACATGGACGGCAACCGCGGGCGGCCCGAGCAATATCCGCTGGGCCATCCTGTACAACGACACGGCAGCCGCAAAGCCTGCCGCCGCGTTCGTCGATATCGGCGCGGGCTCGGACGTGAACCTCGCGACGACCAGCGTCTATGTGACGTTCAATACCACCGCGATTGCCCAGATCGAGGTGAGCTGATGGGCGCCACCTATCGGTGTCAACGCAGCGCCTATGCGAAACGACGATTTGGTCATGCGGTCAACCGACTTGACCGCTGCGCCGCTTGCCGGCGGGATGAGTGTCTGCATGATGCCGTGGTCAAACGGGGAGCTGTCCGTCCCGTCTACCCGCGCCCGCGTCTTTGGCAGCTTTTAGATTCCATGCCGACAGTTCGCGACTTTGCTCCGGCGCCACCAGAATGGCGGCGTGCGTTTGTTCTTGATTCGTTGCCGGGGTCGCGATGAGTCACGTCCTGCCGTTCACGATTGACGGGTACACGTTCACGCACACCGACGGCAACGCCGAGCTCGATTCGTTCACTCGGGCAGAAATGTCAAAGGAGCGGGACAAGGCAACCGGTGTCTGGCGCCCCAACGGGTGGGGCCGGTGCCTTGAGAATCAGACGCACCTTACATTCGCCGTAACCGATTCCGATGGGGACTATTTCGGTTCCTGGATGATGTACCGGGTGCAGTCGGTTGATGGAGACCCAAACGTCATCAGCGCCTTGCTGGCCCCGATGTTCCCCGACATCGAGGCCGTCGCGGTCGTCGGAGAAGCCCGCGCACCGAGCGGAGAGATCCTGAACGCGGACGAGGTCGCAGAGTCGCAGGCGCGGTGGGCGCAGTTCTGGCGTCGGAACTTTGCCTGGATGGAGTGGCAAGTCATGAACCCGATGCCGCTCGAGGGGGGCGGGAACCTCGTCGTCGACCATTGGCGCTTCCCCCAGACGGATGACGGTGACCCGGCGGGACAGTGTTGGCAGAAACTCGAGCCAGCATTCGAGCAGTTCTCGAAACTCGAAGTCGATTGGAACAATCACATGCCGGGGATGGGGCCGTGCCCCGCGAGAACGACTGGCTGGAAGGCAATCGACCCCGATCCAGGTCGCGCACGCGGATCAATCCATGCCTGAGACGACGATCGCCCCAGCGACTTCCGCAAACGCCGACACGACTGTCGGTGATGCCGCGTACACGAGCGTCACGATTGCTGGTATCGAGTGGGACGACGCATGGCACCAGTTCGGTCGTGATGACGAGAAGACGGCCGCAAACCACGGCGCGATCCAACACTATGATACGAGCGGCATCCCGCTGGGCGCGCACGTATCCGGTGCCAAGATCGAAGTGAAGGCGTCGGACGCAGATTCGGGTGCATTTACCGCAAGCCTCGACGTTCTCGCGCGCACCACCCGCGTGGATCAGGTGACCGAGCAGGTTCACGATGCCCAGGTAATCTACTACCCAGACTCGGGGATCTTCCCGGTTCACGCGCTATGGGATGATGCCCGGACCTCTGGAAGTGACAAGAGCATCGTCATGCCGCTCACCACAGATCACGGCACTGGCGGCGTCGCGCAAGCGTGGAGGTGCGACACGGCTCCGGCGGCGGGGACGACTTTCGCGTACCACTATTTCTTTTTGATTCGCAGTGGTTCGATGTCTTCGACAACTCTCCGAGTGAAGATATACGAAGCAAGCGGAAGCGCGGGGAATTGGGTTAAGGGTGATCTGATCGATTCTGGGTACCCACGTGATGCCGACGACGTTTCCACTTCTGCTCTGGCACCCGTCTCTTTTGGTACGGAAGCCGGGGTCGACCCGGCGACTGGTCTTCACGTACACGCTAACGGTTGGTCTCCAATTGTGGGCAACACGTATATCAGCGAATTGACCTTCGATGGTGGGACCGGATCTTCAAGCATCTCCGCGGGGATATTGACCACCGCGGATGGTAGTGAAGACAACGCACTTATCGTCGCTCGTTACAACGTCACGCCAGCACGAGTCCTGCAGGGCTTCGGTGGGTATACCCAGTACCTCGCTGGTGCCCGGGTCAAAGATGCGACCAAGCAGGGCTCGGGGAGCACGTTTACCCCGCCGACGTTTGCGTCGGGCACGGTGTATTCGTTCGGGTCCGTGGAGTACAACGGAGACGCGAACTTTACGGAGGCGTCGAACTTCAAGTCAGATCTACAGGCGGCGCTTTCGGCGAGGACATCGACCGCCGACTGGACCGGCGTGCGGATCCAAGACTTTGCCGGGACGACGGACGACAGGAGGCGGCGGTTCCACTCGTCTAAGGCCGGCACGGCGACCAGCGGAAGCCTGAAGGGGATGCTGCTCACGCTGACGTGGTCGCTTCCGGCCACCGTCACGGTGACCCCACGTCCGAGCTCAGTCTTCAACGAGACGATCATCGAGGAGCCGGGGCCGAGCCTGCGGGCGCCCTCGGAAACCTCGATTGCAAACGCCGCCCTGGTGATCCTGGGCGAGCGGCGCATCAACGACCTCGACGAAAACGCAAAGTCGGCAAACGTCATCCAGACCCGTTTTGACGACGTGCGCGATGCGCTCCTGCGCGCCATGACTTGGCGGTTTGCCACTCGCCGGGCGCAGATCGCGGCGTCGGGGACTTCGCCCGCCTGGGGCTACACGTACACGTACCCGCTTCCGTTCGATTGCCTGCGGGTGCTCGAGGTCGACGACCGCTGGGGCTTTGGCTGGCGGGTCGAGTCGAACGCGATCGTCACGAACGTCGAGTCGCCGCTGGCGATTACTTACGTGGCGCGCGTCGAGGATCCGATCGAGATGGACTCCGAGTTCCGGCAGTTGTTCGCGGCGGCGCTGGCCGTCGAGCTCGCGGAGACGATTACCGGGGACTCGCGAAAGCTCGAGACGGCGGCGCGGCGCTTTGGTGCCTTGCTCGAGTCGGCTCGCGCCACGAACGGCCAGGAGGAGTCGCCGCGAGATCCTGCGCTGACGGCGTGGCAACTCTGGCGCGGGGAAAAGGAGCGATAAATGGCGCGCGCAAAACCGATTCAGAACAGCTTCAACGGGGGAGAGTTCTCGCCCCGCATGTATGGTCGCACCGACATCCAGAAATACGGTGCCGGAGCACAGGCAATCGAGAACTGGCACATTATGCCAGAGGGTGGCCTCGAGCGTCGCTCTGGTTTTCGGTACGCCTCCGACGCGGCGTCGGGTTCGACTCGGCTCAAGGAGTTCATCTTCTCAGACGGTCAGGCGTATGTAATGGAGTTCTCGAACCAGAGCATCCGCTTCTTTCGCAACGAGGGACTGCTCGTCCACCAGACGCTGTCTGGGATCCAGGCGTCGACCGAGGTCAGCTCCAACACATCCGAGTTCACGGTCGTCGGCCACGGCTACAACGACGAAGACGGCCCGCTCCACATCACGACGGACACGACACTCCCGCCGCCGCTCGCGGTCTCGACCGACTACTACGTGCGCCTTCCCGAGTCGCACAGCCTTCCTTCTGCGTCGGCAGTAACGCCCGGGTCCGAGTTGTTCACGGTAGGGGCGGGGCACGGGTACTTCGATCAGATGGGTCCGTTTCGGCTGACCACGACGGGGTCGCTGCCGAATGGTCTGGACTTCGAGCAGGACTACTACATCGTCTTCCAGTCGGCGACGACGTTCAAGCTCTCGACGATGCCCGGCGGGTCGGTCGCCGCGTTCAGCAACAACGGAACCGGGACGCACACGATCGAGCCGACGGGCGCCTACAAGCGGGACAAATTTCGCGTCGCTGCCACCCCGACGGGTGCCGCGGTCGATATCACGGCGCCGGGCTCTGGCCTTCACACGCTGACGCCGACGACGAGCCCGCGGCCGGCGGTTACGCTCTCGACGCCGTACCAGACGGCCGATATTCCTGACCTTCAGTTCGCCCAGTCCGCGGACGTGCTCTACATCGCGCACCCGAGTCACGCGCCACGCAAGTTGTCGCGCGTGTCGGCGCAGGGGTTTTTCCTCGAGGAGATCGATTTCCGCGACGGGCCGTATCTGACCGAAAACACAACCGCAGACACCATTGAGCCAAGCGCGACAACCGGCAACGGAATCACGCTGACCTGCACGAAGGCGATCTTCAAGGGTTCGGACGTGGGGCGTCTGGTCAGGATCTACGACTCGGCAAGCGGGCCGCACTGGGGCTACGCAAAGATCGTCGGCGTCAACCCGCTCGAATTTCAGGACGCGGACATCGAGGCGCACGATTTTGCCCCGTTGGACGTGACCGTTGGCAACGACCAGATCGCGATCACAAGTCACGGGATCGACACGGGCGAGGCGGTTCGGGTGAAGGAGGTCGGCACAATCCCAGGCGGGATCGTCGCCGCGACGCTGTACTACGCGCGTGCGGTAACCGTAAACATAATCACTCTGCACCCGACGCGATCCGATGCCATTGCCAACACCAACCGTCTCGACATCTTGACCCAGGGGTCAGGCGCAGTGTGCGCGCGATTGGTCTCGTCCGTGATCGACGTAGCGGCTCACGGCTACTCTGGCGGTGAGGGTCCGGTGCAGCTCTCGAACTCGGGCGGGGCCTTGCCGGAGGGGCTCGCGGCGGGGACTGACTACTACGTCGTTGCGGTTGATTCCAACTCGTTTGCACTCTCGCTGACGCGCGGCGGGGAGACTGTTGGAATCACCGACAACCAGGGAGGGGGCACACACTCCGTGCAGGGCGCGTCCGCGCCGTCCCCGACCTGTACGGCTAACGTGAAGTCTGATTTTCGTGCGGCGACCGCCAGCGCCGCGTGGAGGCTCGGTGCGTGGAGCAGCGATGCCGATATCGGGTATCCCCGCTCGGTCTCCTTCCACGAGCAGCGGCTCTGGTTTGCGGGGAATGCCGGAGCTCCGCAGACGATCTACGCCTCGCGGACTGCCGACTTCGAGACCCATAGCCCGACCGGGACGCTCACGACGGACGAGACCGACCTCGACTCGACGGTGAGCGACAGCAACGGCATCGTCGCCACCATCGGCTCGAACGAGATCAACGTGCTGCGCTGGCTGTCCCCTTCGCGGACTCTTCTCGCGGGGACGAGTAAACGGATATGGAACCTTCAGCCCGCCTCGGACGCGAGCGGGTTCTCACCGACGAACACCGAGGCGCAACCCGGCGGGACGCGGGGTGCCAGTTCGGTGCAGCCCGTGGTGGTCGACAACCGCCCGGTCTTCTGCTCGAACACAGGGCTCAAGATCGGGACCGCGGGGTACTCGATCGACTCGGACTCCTACGTCGGGCAAGACCTGACGCTGGTCGCCGAGCACGTCCTTCGGCCCGGCGCCGTGCAGTTGGCCTACGCCGCGGACCCGTGGAGCACGGTCTTTGCCGTGCGGACAGACGGAGAGCTCGCCGCGCTCACGCTGATCGTCGATCAGGAGATTGCCGGGTGGGGGCGCTTTGTCCTGGGTGGCGCCTACGTGGCCTCGTACTCGCGATCCTTCACGACGACGGACGTGAGCACGGTCGCCGATACGATCACCGACACGGCTCACGGCATCGCCACGGGCTCCCAGGGCCGGTTCAAGACGACCGGGTCGATGCCGGCGCCGCTTGAGGAGCACAAGGACTACTGGGTCCGGGCAGTGGACGCGGACACTCTGGCGGTCTTCGAGAACGCCAAGGACGCCAACGACGACCGTTCGAGGATCGACCTTACAACGGTCGGGGCGGGGACCATCGAGTTCGGGATCGCGACGAACGCGAAGGTGCTCTCGGCGGCAGTGATCCCGGCGCCCACGGGCGACCCCAACGCGGTGGGGCGAAACAACATCGACCACGACCAGTTGTGGGTGATCGCCCAGCGCACGATCAACGGCGCGACCAAGACGACCGTGGAGTACCTCGAGGACGTATTCGAGCCGACGGATGCCCCCGAGAACGGGTTCTTCGTCGATTCGGGGGCGACCTACAACGGGGTCGCAGCCACCAGCATCACCGGGCTCACCCACCTTGCGGGAGAGCTCGTAGACGCTTTGGCCGACGGCAAGGTCATCCAGGCGGCTCGCGTCTCAGACGCTGGCGTGCTGACGCTGGACGACGCTGCCTCCAAGGTTCATGTGGGGCTTCGCTACCCCAGTGCTTTCGTGAGCCTTCGACAAGCGTTACCTTCCCAGGAAGGTAGTTCGGAGATGACCCTGGGGCGGATCGAGCACCTCGTGCTCCGGCTCGACTCGTCGCTGGGGGGGGAGTTTGGGCACTCGCTGGATCACATGACGGATTTGTCAGATCTGCTGCTGCCGCACGACCACCTGTTCGACACGGTGCCGCCGCTCTACAGCGACGACATCGAGGTGGCCCTGGACGCCCCCTGGGAGACGAGCAACCGATTCGCGGTGCGCCAGACGCAGCCGCTGCCCTTCACGCTGCTGGCGGTGAGCACGCCGATGCAGAAGGGCCGCAGGGGGAACCGGAGCCGATGACGCACGTCGTGCCGTGTACGCCGGATCACTTGCGCTCGATCGAGTCCTTGTCGCCGCCCGAGAGCCGCCGGGTGACGCTGCAGAACCTCGAGGAGTCCAACGCGGTCGCGCTGGTGCTCGAGGAGTACGCGCGGACGCTGCTGATCGACGAGGTCGTGGCGGCGTGTTTCGGCGTCTGGCCGATGTGGCCCGGCGTTGCTCGCGCCTGGAGCGACCTCTCGGAGTTGGCCCTGCGTCACCCGAAGGCGCTCCACGGCGCGGTGCGCTCGCAACTGTCTGGGGTGCAGGAATCGCTGGGTCTGGCCCGCGTGGAAGCGGTGGTCCGACACGATTTCGAGGAAGGGGCTCGCTGGGTCAAGCACCTCGGTTTCGAGCTCGAGGGCACGATGGCGAACTACGGGATCGACGGAATCGGCGATTACGATCTCTACGCGAGGGCGTACTGATGGCTGGTGCCGGGCTAACCGGGCTGGGCTCGCTTGGCGGCGTCGGCCTCGCCGACGTGAGCGGCGGCTTGAGCGCCTTCTCGCAGATCGGCGGCGGCATTGCGAGTTTCGTGCAGGGCAAAAAGAACGCCAAGATGCTCAAGGAGCTGGGGATCATTGCCGCCCGCGAGGAGCGGGTGAGGACGGCGCGACTGCTCGGAGCGCAGCAGACCGCCGCGGCGGCGAGCGGTATCGACCCGACCAGCGGATCCGCCCTGGACGTACAAGCCGAGACGGCGCTCGAGGGCGAGATCGCCGCGCTGATGGCGCAGTTCGACTACGACTCGCAGGCCGAGGTCGCGCGCAACGAAGGCACCCAGGCGCTGATCGGCGGCCTCCAGAACGCTGCCGGAACAATCCTGGGCGGGCAGCTCGCAAAGCTCGGGCAAAACCCGAGGACGCGGACGCCCACGTCTTACAAAGCGCCTGCCCGGAACTTCAACGCCGCTGACTACTCGGGGTACGCCTGATGCCCAGGATCCCCACCGTCGAGCGTGACCTCGCCCCGCGCGTGCCGGCGCTTCCCCGCGTCCGCGCCCCGCAACTCGCAGCAAACCAACTCTCTGCGACGATGAATCAGGTCACCGACTTCGCGCTCGAGCAGCGGGGTCGAGAGATCAAGCGGCAGCAGCGCCAGAGCATCTACGAGGCGGAAAGCAAAGTCAGCGCAGTCTTGGCAGAGGCTCTCGCCGAGTTCGGCAATCGAAACGACTACAAGGTGTTCCCCGGCGAGCACGACGCCTTCGTCAACCAGCGGATCGAGGAGATCACCAACGGGATCGAAGACCTCGATGTGGCGGATGTCGTTCGGGCTGCTTCGAGCAGGCAAGCGCAACGGCAGTCGATGGCGATGCAAACCCGAGCCGCGCAACTCTCGCAGGCCGCGACGGTCGCCCATCTGGACGAGGGCATCAAGCAAGACGCCGCGCGCTACGGGCTTGCCTCAGACGATGCGGGCCGTGCCGCGGTTACCCGCGACGTAAAGAAGCGCCTCGAGGTCGCGCGCCGCTCGGGGGACATCAGCGAGGCCGATTACGTCAAGCAGTGGAGCACCTTCAACCAACACGGTGCTGTCGCTCTGGCGAAACGCCTCATCAACGAAGACCCAGAAGAGGCGCTGCGAAAGCTCGAAGACCCAAGCGACTCGGTGCTGAAGGTGCTGGACGGTGAGAAGCGCGAGGCGCTCATCGCGACCGCGCAGAACAAGATTGCGAGCACGCAGGGTGGCCGAGCCGCGGCGCTGCGAGAGGCGCGCAACCAGCAGGAGAAAGACTTCCTCGAGCGCATCTACGCTGGAGACTTGCCAGGGATCGACGAGTTACTCGAGAGCGACCTGACACCCGAGCGCGTGCAATCCCTGGTCAAACTCACGACCGATGCTGCCGCTGGGCAGTTGTCGATTCAGCAAGACCCTGGTGTGTCTTCGTCGTTGTGGGAGCGCATTTACAACTCGGAGCACCCCAGCCCCATCTACAACGAGGCACAAATCTGGCACTACGTCGGCAAGGGGATCACGGTCGACGACGCAAGGCTAATGACCGAGCAGTTCCAACAGAAGGAAGCGCAAGCCAACCAGGGTGCGTCGTCCTTTTGGAGCGGGCAGAAGTCGAGCCTTCGCCGTCAGATCACGGGAGTCACCGCGTTTTCTGCCTTCTCGGGGCCAAAGATCGCGCAGGAGCGGTGGCGGGCCTATGAGGCCACGATTGAGCGGAGGCGACTGGAAAAGCAGCGCGAAGGCGTTGAAGTCTGGGAGATGCTCAACCCAGACTCCGAGCACTACATCTTGCACGACGTGCCGCCGGCACCGACACCGCAGGAAATGGCGGCAAGCGTTCTCCAGTCGAGAGCTGTTGGGAGAAGCGCTGCTGGCGAAACGACCGACATCACGGGCGCCGTAGTTCCGGCACCACCCCCCGCACCGCCGGGTAGACCGCCTCGACGCGACGGCGAGACGCCCGATGAATACATGCGGCGCATCGAGTCGGGGCGCTAAGTGGCGAGCGGACTCGAAAGACTCGACGAACTCGCCGAGGCCGGTTTCGACCGTGATGAGATCTTGTCCTACAAGGAACGAGAGAAGGACAAACTCATCGCGGCGGGGTTCAGCAACGCCGAGGCCAGCGAATACTGGGGCGATCCGGTCATCGGCCCAATGTCCAACGACGAGTACCGCCGCGCCGCCGCCGAGTTCACGCAGACGTGGCTCCCGCATCATGGCGCAAAGGAAGCCACGAACATCGGAGAGGTGTGGCGCGCTGGGTTTCAGGCGTCGGCGACCGGGCTCGCGATCAACGAGAAGCTGCCAGACCTTGCTGTACCCGAGAACGCCTCGACGTTTGACAAGGTCGTTTCGGGCGCAGCCACCCTCGCTGGAGATTTTCCCTGGATGGTCGCTGGAGGCATGGTCGGCGGTGTTAGCGGTGCGCCTACGGGTCCAGGGGCCGCGCTAACCGGGGCGGGAGCCGCGTTCGCCCTGCCGGCGGCCGTGCGGGAGCTCCTCGTCCAAAAGTACGAGAAGGGCGAGGTCGAGACCTTCGGCCAGTTCTGGGAGCGATTCAGCGGTGCTCTGATCGAGGCCGGCAAAGGCTACCTGACCGGGGTGGCGACGGTAGGCGCAGGTCAAGCCGTCAAGGGTGCCCAGTTCGTCAAGGGTCTGCCGAAACCGTTGCCCACGGCGGCTCCGCTCGCAGCAGAGATCACGACGCTGACGGCGGTCGGTTCGGCGCTCGAAGGCGAGGTGCCCACCGCCGAGGACTTCGTCGTCAACAGCGTGTTGCTCGGGGGCCTGAAAGCCGTCAAGCCGACCGTTCGTGGCGTGTACCGCGCGAAGGAATCGCTGGCGCCTACCGGGCAGCACATCCTGCGAAACCTCGAGCGCGTCTACGCGCGGACGGGTCGTCGCCCGGCCGAGGTCGTCGAGGACGCGAAGTCGGACCCGTCAATCCTCGAGGACATCGCGTCGACCAACCGCCAGATCCCGCGCGCCTACGAGGAACTCGCGAAGGCAGAAGAGGCACGCTCGAAGCCGAAGGACACCGAGGGCGAAGGAGCGGCAGGGGCTGAGCCCACACCCCGTGCTGCCGAGGCCGGGGGTGCGACCGAGATAGGTCCGAGGGTAGCCGTTGATTTTGCGGGTGGCGGAACAATGGAGGCGGCGATGGGAAAGCACGCCACCATACACGCCGCAGAAATAGATCCAAAGGTTTCCGCCGAGTACAACCGGGCACACGGCACTAATTTCAAACCCCAGAATGTTCACGACGTTGCCCCGGCACAGATCGCCAACGCGGATCTGTACCACGCGAGCCCTGTCTGCAAATCATTGAGCCCCGCAAACATTGGCCGGAAGGTCATGCAGCGTGACATTGATTCGGCAGAGAAAATTGCGTCAAACATCCTCGTGGGCCGTCCGAGAACCGTTTCGATTGAAAACGTCCCCGAGTTCGCGACGAAGCCGGAACTGATGGACCCGATCACTAGGGCGCTGGATGAGGCCGGCTATACCTGGGACGTTTTGATCCATGACGCTGCCGACTATGGTGGTGCGATGACGCGCAAGCGGATGGTCATCCGGGCAGTGCGGGATGGCGATCTCCCTCCCGTCCCTGCGAAGAGAGAGCCTGGCGACTGGTACAAGGTAATCGAGGATCTGATTGATGACGCACCAGACGCCCCATTTGGGAAACCACGCGGAAAAAGAGCAGCAGCCGGAAAGGGGAATTGGGAACAGGCGCGGATCACCGAGATGGCAGAAAAAGGTGAACTGGATCTGTCGGAACCGATCATCACGATGGGCGGCTCTGCGGGTTCCGCGGTTGCCTACGCCAGAAACGCGGGCGTCCCTGCCCCAACGCTGAAGGCAACATCGAAGGAGAAAGCCAGGATCATCCTACCTGACGGGCGGGTGAAGGAACTGACGACTCGAATGATGGCTAGGCTGATGGGGTTGCCCGATTCGTTTCGCATCCCCGAAGATAAGGGTTTAGCGAAGACAATCCTCGGAAACGGAATCCACGCCGAGACGACGAGGAACTTCATCGAGCCGCTTGCTCAGGTCGGCGCACGTTCCGAAGCCCCCACCCCCCGCGCCGGCGAGCCGCAGGTTCCACCGCAGGCGGAACAGCGCATGTCAATCGAGTCGGAATTGACCTCCGCGCGGGAGGAAGCCGCACGCATCGCGAAGACCTCTGCAAAGGAGCTGCGAGAGCAGGGCGTGATCGGCAAGGACGGCGAGTTCACGACAAAGAAGGCGGCGGTCGAGGCGGCAAAAGAAAAAGTCAGTGGGCTGCAAGAGAGATTGCTCGACCTCGCGCGGGAACCCGAAGGCGAGCCCGCCGACCCCGCCGGCCTAGCCCTCGAGCGCGACGCCGCAGTAGACCACATCCTGGGCAAAGTCGTCCGTGGTGCGCGAGACAAGCCAGAGCGCCCGGACTTCAACACGTTCTACCGACTGTTCGTGGACCGACTCGACCCGATTCGCCGTGCCGTCGAGAGCATGGAGCCCGAGGCTGCAACCGAGGCCAACGCATACCGTCTCATGCGGATGCTCTCTTCTGCCAGCGCGAAGGCAGAGCACTTCATCACGCGCGGCACGTTTGACTTCAAGACGCTGGCGGAAACCGGGCCGTCCATGCGGTCGATCTTCGACCGGCACCCTGGCGAGCTCGATGGACTTCGGAGTTATCTGGTAAGCGCGCGCGTCCTCGAGCTCTCGGAGCGCGGCGTCGAAACCGGGATCGACGTCGGGAAGGCTCGTCAGGTCGTCGACAAGTATGCCAGCCGCTACGAGCAAAGCCGGGCTGACCTGTTTGAGTTCCAGGGTGCCGTCCTCAAATACGCAAAAGACGCAGGCGTCATCTCGCAGAAGACTTTCGAGTTGATGCTCGAAGCCAACAAGAACTACGTCCCGTTCCATCGACTCATGGATCCCCGCCCCGGAAAAGCGGGGGCCACGATCGGTGCGACCACGCCGCTCTATCGCATCAAAGGCTCGGAGAGGGAAATCCTTGACCCGCTCGAGTCAATCATCTTGAACACGCACATGCTGATACGCGCCGCTGATCGCGCACACGCACTGGATCAGTTCTTCAGCATGGTCGAGCGTACCGGGCGAGACGATCTGGCGAGGAAGAAGAAGCGCAAGGTGCGCCCGATTACGCTCGACGAAGGCGAGGCCAAGAAGTTCGCGAGACTGTTCAGCGAGCAGATGGAGCTCACGGAAGAGCAGGCTCGCCAACTAGAAATCGGGTTCACCGAGGAACTCGCCATTTTCCGCCCGGCGGCGTCCCAGGTTCGCGAGACCGGGGAAGTGGTGCGGATGAACAAGGGGAAGAAAGAGGTCTGGCAACTCGACCCAGAAATCGCCGAGGCGATTGCCACTCTTGATCAGGTCGAGACGAACGCCTTCATCAAGTTCCTCGAGGGGCCGGCCAAGTTGCTCCGCGCGGGCGCGGTCCTCTCGCCCGAGTTCATGGCGCGCAATCCGATTCGCGACACGTTCGTTGCGTACCTCCAGAGCGACAGCGGGTTCCGGCTTTTCGCCGATTCAGTCTGGGGCGCGTTCTCCGTCGCGAGCACCTACAAGCCGACGCGAGGAGCTGTCAAGGCTGTTGCCGGGAAGGCCCGCGCGAAGCGGCTGGAAAACCTCTACTACGAGTGGATGCGAAGCGGCGGGCCGATGGCCGAGTTGGTGGCCCTCGACCGTCGCTATCTGGCGACCGACATCCGCAAACTCGACGGCCAGCTCAAGATGACCGAGCGCGTCCGCAACTACGTCGACCCGCGAAACATCGTCGAGGTGTTGCGCTTGACCTCGCAGATGATGGAGCAGGCGACGCGGGTCGGCGAGTACGGCAGGGCGCGCAAGCAGGGGGCAAGCATCCGCGAGGCGGGGTTCCGTAGCCGGGACGTGTCGCTCGACTTTGCGCGTGCGGGCTCGGTTGCCAAGGAGATCAACAAGGCGGCGGCGTTCTTCAACGCGCAAATCCAAGGGCACGATCTGCTGCTGAAGAACGCGAAGGAAAATCCGCAGCGGTTTCTGGCAAAGGGGTTCGCCTCGATCACGCTTCCCTCGATCGCGATCTACGCATACGCCAACAGCACCGAGCAGAGGCGGCGCACGTATGCCGAGATCCCCGACTGGCAGCGGGACTGGTTCTGGGTGTTTCCCGTTCCGAGCGCCGAGGCAACGGGGGTGGACAGGGATTTCGGGCTCGGTGTGACCGCAGAGTACGGAGGCGAGGTCTGGGCGCGGATGCCGAAGCCGTTCGTCTACGGTTACCTCTTCGGCACGATTCCCGAGAAGTCGATGGCGCACATCCTCGAGCACGACCCGGATGCGCTCGACGGCGTCCTCGACACGTTGCTCCAGCAGGGGATGGTGAGCCCGATGCCGAGCGGGCCGCTTGTCGCCGTCGAGCTCTACGCGAACAGATCGATGTGGACGAATCGGCCGATCATCCCGACTGACCGCGAGCGCCTGCTGCCGGAGTTCCAATACTCGCCGTACACGACGGCGCTCTCGAAGCAGATCGGGCGCGTCCTCTCTGACTTGCCGTTTGGCATGTCGGAGGTCGACCTTCCCCTGGTCGGCCCGCTTCGCTTCAGCCAGATGTCGTCCCCTGCGGCAATCGATTACACCGTGCGCGGGCTGACCGCGGGGCTGGGCTCGACGGTGTGGAAACTCGTGAGTGATGGACTCGAGGCGTCTGGCCTCGTGCCGGAGACAGTGGACCCTGCGAAGACATGGTCCGACATCCCTGTAGTGAAGGGGTTCATGGTGCGCCATCCGACGATGGCGGCGCAATCGATCGCCGACTTCTACGACCGGAGCCAGCCATACATCCAGAAGGCAGAGACCTACACCACCCTGGTGCGCGCTGGTGAGGTCGACCAAGCGATGCGGCTGCTGGACCGTGATGGGTACGAGATTGAGAGCCTTGGCGGGCTCTCGGGCATCCGCTCCGAGATCGGAGCCGCGGCAAACGCGGCAAACGGCATCTGGATCATGCCGGGCTGGACTCCAGAAGAAAAGCGGCATCTGATCGACCAACTCTACATCCAGGCGATCGGGACAGCGCGCCTCGGGCTCGAGATCATCGACGACTTTGAACAGTCTCCGAACCAAGTTGTGCCGCAGGAACAACAACGTAGTCCCGAGCCGGAGCTTCCGCCGGTCTCGTTGGTGCCGCCCGAGCCTGTCCGCACGCCACGCTTTGAGATTCAGGACATGGGCTGGTCTCTCTTGGAGGGTGTTAGCGGGGAAACTCTTGACCCTGGCGCCGTCGAAGTGTTGCGACTGGCAAAGGAGCGGATCCGGTACCACTCCAAAGACGCGGATCTCGTGGTCACCGATGCCGAGCGAACGCGCGACCAGCAGCGCAAGTTAAACCAGCGCGATGGGAAAGCCGAGGGCTGGGTCAGCGGTCATGAGAGCGACGTGGCAATCGACATTCGAGGACACGACTTCACTCAAAAGCAACGGGAAGACATTGCGTATTTCGTGAAGACTCGAGCGACGACTCCTGGGATCCAGTACGAAATCGCGTACAAGGACAAGCACATCCACTTTGAGTGGGATTCACTGTGACCAACCTCTGCCGGGAAGCAGAACTGATGAAGGATGACCGTATCGACGACGAATAGTGCCGTCTCGTACACGGGCGACGGATCGACCACGGCGTTTGCCGTGACGTTCGAGTTCATCGACTCGTCCGAGGTCAAGGTCTATACGCGGGTCATCGCGAGCGGGATCGAGACGCTCAAGTCGCTCACCACCCACTACACGCTGGCCGGCGGGAGCGGGTTGACGGGGACGGTCACGTTCCTGACCCCGCCTCCCTCGACCGAGCAAGTACACATCATCCGCGACACGACGCGGACGCAGCCAAACGACTTCACGCCTTCGCAGCGGTTCCCGAGCGCCAGTGTCGAGCGGGCGCTGGACCGAGCAGTGATGAGCGGGCAGGACATTCTCGGGACGGTATCTGACCGGGCAATAACGATTCCGGTCACGGACCCCGCGGCGGGCTCCGACCTGCCGAACGCAGTCGACCGCGCGAGCAAAGTCCTGGGTTTTGATTCTGCTGGCGTTCCGACAATGATCGAGAACCTCGTAAGTGGAGAAAGCGTTACATCCACAGGTTCAACCACCGCGAGGACACTTGCTGAGCGTTTTTCCGAGATAAAAAACGTCAAAGACTTTGGCGCAAAGGGCGACGGCGTGACGAACGACACGGCGGCCGTCGAGGCGGCGATGGCTGCCGTGCCCTCGACGGGTGGACGGGTGTTCTTCCCAAACGGGACATATCTCGTGAAGGATGTCGAGATCCCGGCTGTCAGCGAAATCGAACTGTACGGCGATTCGGGGCGGTCGTGGACGGAGACGGGCGGCGCTCAGCTCAAGGCGCTCGACGGAACAGTGTCCTTCCTGCTCGCGAATACCAACTACGCTCAGAGCAGCGGAACAGCTGGGCCTCCCCTCGTGATTCGTAACCTTCGCTTCAACGGAGACGACCTCGCGACGGATTGCTTGATCCTGACGAATTTCCAATCCGAGGTGTCGGACTGCCACATCTTCGGCGCGACACGGGACGGTTTGCAACTGAGTTGCTCGATGGCGAACGGGGCGACGATTTCCAACAACAACGTGAACAGCCGCGTGCTCGGTTGCAAGATTCAGGACAACGGAAGGTACGGAATGAATCTTCGTTCGGACCTGTTTCAAGACAAGGTCACAGACGTGAACGCCGAGAACAATATCATTCACAACAACGGAGACGACGGCGTTAACTGTGATTCTTCGGGTGGCCTCACGTTCTTCGGAAACCGAGTGTTCAGTAACGACGGCTGGGACATGGACATCCTAAAGGCGGGTCCGGGAGTCATTATCCTATCGAACCATTTCGGCGCGCAGAATACCGAGACGATCGTCGAGTGGGGGGTGTCGGTAAGTCGTCAGGCGGCGGTGGCGATAAGGTCAATCGGAACGACAAGAACGGCGCTCCTAGCAAACAACCGTATCGCCGGAGTCGTGTACGTTCTCGAGGGTAGCTCGGCGACAGACGCAAGGCTGATGTCCGCCGGCAACGTCTATCAGAACACGGAGCCGGGTGACGCATACCTGTATCTCCAGTCTACGACAAAGATCGTTGTCTACTCTACCGGCGACTCGTTTGAGACGGCAGAGCCGTTCAGGTCGAACCTGACCAGCGGCAACAACGCGCAGTTCTTCGTCTCGAATTCGACATCTCGCTCAAAGGGGAAGACGTTGCCGCTGGACGGAGAGCATAACCCCGTGGGCAGTTCTGTTCCGGTGAAGTCGAGATCGGAAGTGGTTGCGTTCGCAGACGCAGACGCCACCCCATCGGTTGCCGGTGGGTATTTGTTCAAGACGGCAAATACGGGAGCTACCACAATCACTGCACTCGATGACGGGCACGAGGGTCAGGTCATTCGTGTGATCTTCAATGACGCCAACACTACCGTCGATTTCACCGGAACAAACCTGAAGGGAAACGTCGGAGTGGATTGGTCTCCAGCGACAAACGATCACATGACGTGCGTGCATAACGCGGCGACCGGGCTGTGGCACTGCGACATCTCGGACAACACAGCATGACCGTCACGACCTCATCAACGAGCGCGCTCTACAACGGGGACGGAACCACGGTGAGTTTTGCCGTGGACTTTCAGTTCTTCGCCACGTCCGAGCTGAAGGTCTACAAGCGGGTCGCGGCGACGGGCGTGGAGACGCTCCAGGTCGAGGGCACGGACTACGATGTGACGGGCGGCAGCGGGCTCACGGGCCGCGTTGATTTCGGCACGGCACCGCCGTCGACCGAGCAGGTTCACATCCGCCGGGAGAGCCCGAAGACGCAGCAGAACGACCTGACGCCGTCCAACCGCTTCCCCAGTGCGAGCGTAGAGCGGGCCTTGGACCGGGCGGCGATGCGGGACCAGGAGGACTCGAGGGAGCTGAGTCGCGCGATGCTGGGTCCGGTGACCGACAGCGTGGACATGACGCTGCCGAGCTCGGTGGACCGGGCATCCAAGGTGCTCGCGTTCGACTCGAGCGGCGCGCCTATCGCCAGCACTCAAGGCGACCAGAGTCTGCTGACGGTTACTGCAACGGGCACGACGACGGCACGGTCTCTGGCAGAGCGCGCGGTGGATGTAGTCCACGTAAAGGATTTTGGCGCGAAGGGTGACGGCGTCACGGACGACGCCGCCGCTATCGACGCTGCTCTGGCTTTTGTGAGAGACACGGATGCCGTGCTCGACTTTCGCGATCCAAGCGGGCAGCACTACATCAGCAGCACGGGGAATCACTTTGCGCGAGGCTGCGCTCTTCTTGGCTCCGAGAACTCTGGCGAGCGTCCTCATGGCGTATCGGGACCAGAGGGCACTCTTATCAGTTTCAAGTCCACTTCGGCAGCTAACCCAGGGATCAAGTTTGGGTTCAATACGTCCATTGCCGGATTTACTTTCTACTATCCCGACCAAAGTACCGGCGGGACGTTTACGACCTATGGGCCGACGTTGCAGGGCGATCACACAAGCGCAAAAGCGAGATCCTGCAACATCACGAACAACACGTTCGTGAACAGTTACCACGCGATCTCGGACGGTGTCGCTGTCGCCTCTGGGAATTCTATGGGTTTCGGCCGGATCTCAGGCAATCGCATCTGTGCGCTGAGTGTGGGGGTGTCCATCGCTGCAACCGCGGCAGAGATCACGGTCGCGGATAACGTGTTCAGCTACGGATTTTGGGTACAGCGCAGTGCCGCTGCCTCAGCAACGATTTCGTCGACAGCAACTGCGATCAGGCTTGGCGATTCGACTAACGAAAATCTAGACGGACTTCTGCTTGTCAATAACGCCATATACGGGTTCAATAAGGGTATTGACTGCACCGGGCGAATGAACCTGAATACCATTAGCAACGGGTACATCGATGGGTGTTACATCGGAATCGATGTGCATTCTGGTGGAGTAATCGGGTTCGCGAACATTTCCAACATTGTATTTATATCAATTGACCCGAACGATGCGACGCGACTTGACGGGTGCGCGATTCGCATCCGAACGGCCGGCGTCATAGCGATGAACGTGAATATCTCAGGGTGTTCGTTTACTCAGAGTAACGGCGACCAATTTGACTTGGCCTTCTCCCACGCTGCGTTTGGCGCAGTCAATATCTCTGGGTGCATCTTTCGCAATGTTGGAGTCGCAGACACTGCAAGTCCTCAGTCGAAAGAGTACAACCACGTCAGGATCGACGAGAGTGCAAGCGCGGGCGGCTTGATCCGCGCCGTTGTAAGCAACTGCATGTTCTTCAATACGGCAAACCAAACCAACAGCGAGACAGTCGGCATCGAAATTGTCGACGCGCAAGAGATAACTGTAACCAACTGTTACTTCGAGCGGATGAAGGAATGCGTCCGCGTGACCAGCGCAGGCCGGCTTTTGATCGACAACTGCAACTCTCGGGCTTCTGTTTCTGGCAACTCAGATCTGGTGCTGACTTCTGTCGCGAACCTGACCGTAGGTAAGAACCACTGGTCGTCCGACGCCGCAGAAGATTCGGTGGCCTCTGCCGCGGCGCTGCCGCTGCCGCTCTCGACAATTGCAGAGTCCTACCTCGTGACTGGGACGGCCGACATTACGTCGATCACGGGCGGGTGGAAGGGCCGCAAGGTGGTGCTCTGGTTCAACGGCACTGCCGCGAGCACTGGCTTGACAGACGGGGGCACTCTCAAGTTGGCCGGCAACTTTGGTTACACGCCCGGCGACACGATCACGCTGATCAACGTGGACGGGACGAACTGGCACGAGATTTCTCGGAGCGCGAACTGATGACCTGGGAGGAGATCGGCCAGTACCTGCTTCCCGCGACGATCGTCTGGGCGTTCTGGATCACCCGCCAACTTTTGCAGATGCGGCGTGATCAGGACGAACTGCGCGGGCTCAAGCAGGCGGTCGAGGACAACGCGCGCGCGACGCGCGAGCTCATCTACTACATCCGCTGGAGCGTGAAGTTGCAAACTGGGCGCGACGCACCGCCGTACACGGGGGGGCCGGGCTGATGCCGGCTTTCAGCGCGCGCTCGACCGCGCGCCTGCTGACCTGTGACGAGAGACTGGTGGAGCTCTTTCGCCGGGTCGTGGTGCGCCACGACTGCACGATCCTGTGTGGCGCGCGCAGCGAGGCCGATCAGAACGCGGCTTTCGAGTCAGGCCGCTCGACCAAGCGGTGGCCGGAGTCGCGGCACAACTGCCCGGAGGAGGGGGTGCGCTCGCTGGCGGTGGACGTGGCCCCGTACCCGATTGACTGGAATGACCTCGAGCGGTTCAACCGCTTCGCCTTCTACGTGTTCGGGGTGGCCGACTCGCTCCAGCTCCCCCTGCGGTGGGGCGGGAACTGGGACGGCGACGAGGATCTCGACGACCAGACCTTCTACGACCTCGTCCACTTCGAGGTGAAGCTATGACCAGCGAGTTCTCGCAGCCTTTTCCGTCTCCGTCTCGACCGGCAGACCCAGGCGGGTCCGCTCCTCGTACTGCTGACGAAAGACGTGGTCAGGGATCCCACTGCGATGATGGCGCCGCGGTCCCGCAGGATCCTCGCAGCGACAGGGGTATCGGGTCACCCGGTAATTCGCAGGGCGATCTTGGAGCGGATGACCGCAGCAGCAAAACGTCGGCATCGCAGACTCGGTGGGACCGGGTGCAGCGTACCGACGCCGGGCTGGTGCGACCAGCCAAAACCCGCGGCCCGCGGTTCGAGGCGCTCGAGTCCGCAATCGAGCAACTGCAGGTGATCGACCCGACCTTCACGGGGACGATGTACGCGATCTCGAAGCGGATGCGCGGGGTGGGCCACCAGCGCGTGGTGAACCTGATCACGGGGCAGACGCGCCCCTGGGCCATCTCGGCCCACATGATGTTTGAACTACTACGAGTCTTCCGCGAGTGCGGGAGTCTCAAGGCATCGGATTTCATGATGCCGAAGGAGGAAACGTGGCGGAAATAGTGAACCTGAACGCGATTTTCGGTGGGAAACCATGGTTCAAGTCGGTGACAGCCTGGGGGCTCGTGGCGCTGGTCGGCGTCACGTCGGGTCTCGACGAGGCGTGCGCGGCCGGGATGCTCTCAGAGGCGCACTGCGTAACGGCGACGGCGTGGGCGACGAACATCGGTCTGGTTCTTACTGCACTGGGCATCCGGCGGGCCGCGGGTGGGGGCTGAACTGCTCGCCCCTTTCGCGAAGTGGGGGGCGGCGCTGGCCGGTGCCTGTCTGGCCGTCTGGTGGGTGCATCACCGGGTTCGGATTTCGGCGAAGGCCGAGCTCGAGCGCGACATGCACCGGGGGGTGATCGATGCGGTCGAAAAAGGTGAGCGCGCTCGCCGGCTCGCTCGTTTGCGCGATCGTCGCAAGCGCATCGACGAGCTGTAGGACGGTGTACGTGAAGGCGCCGATCCCGCCGCCCCCACTTGCGGGCGAGGAGGTTCGGCTCGAGCTCCATGCGCTCGAGGGCACCGAGACGTGCGAGGCGACGCGCGACTTCTTGCTCGATGAAGTGGGCCCCTACTTTGCCGGGCTGAGAGCGATCCGCAGGTGAAGCTCGGAGACAAGATCCGCCACGCGGCAACGCGGTCGGTGCGAAAGAGCGCGAAGATCGACGCATGGCTTCAGATCCACCCCGATCTGCGGGAGCGGCTCGACGAGGCGGCCGAGGTCTTCGCCGTGACGCGGACGAGCAACTTCGGCTGGCGCAAGTTCGCGAAAGTACTCGAGGAGGAGCTGCCGGATTTCCCCCCCGGCTATCAGCACGTCCAGGCTTGGTTCCAGCGCACCTACCCGGAGAGGTTCAACAATGGGAGTGGGTGACAAGATCCGAGACGAGGCGGCAGAGGTCGAGCGGGCGAGGGCGATGGGGGCCATCGCGGCGCAGGTACGCACGACGAAGGAGCTGCGCGCGCTCGTGCGAGGTTTGACGGACGAGCTCGAGGAGACGCGCCGCGACCTTGCGGTGGCGCTCGGCACGGGCGGGGCCAAGCCGATCAAGCTGCGCCCGGCGAAGGCGAAGGCGGGGGCGGTCACCCCCGTCTGCCTCTGGAGCGATTGGCACATCGAGGAGGTCGTCGAGGCTTACGCGACGGCCGGCCGCAACGAGTACAACCCGGAGATCGCGCGGCTGCGGTACGAACGCCTCATGGGCCGCACGGTGGAGCGGATCCAGCAGGCTGCGAAGTGGAACTCGGTGGGGGAGATCGTCGTCTGGCTGGGTGGTGACTTCATGAGCGGCCACATCCACGCGGACCTCGTCGAAGTGACCGCCTCAAGTCCGACTGAAACGGCCGTCCAGGTCTACGACTGGCTGCGGGAGGGGCTGCTCTACGTGGCAGACGCCACGAAGTGCCGCGTGCTGGTCCCCACAAGCTACGGCAACCACGGTCGGATCACGACGGGCAAGCCGCGGATCGCGACGGCGGCAAGCCACAATCTCGAGCAGATGGTCTACCAGTCGCTGGCTCGCGACCTCAAACCCGACGACCGCTTCGTCTTCGACATCACGAAGACCGCGTTCAAGTACCTCGACCTGGGGAACTACGTCCTGCGGTTCAACCACGGCGACGCTTTCCGGTACGGCGGCGGGATCGGGGGGATCCACGTCCCGCTCCAGCGGGCGATCGGGCGGTGGAACGCGGAGACCCCGGCCCAAGTCACCTGCATCGGCCACTGGCACCAGCGGCTCGACCTCGAGCACTCGGTCGCGAACGGCTCGCTGATCGGCACCAGCGAGTACTCGCGGCGGTTCGGGTTCGAGGAACCGTCTCAGCAGATGTTCCTCGTGGAACGCTCTGCAAGGCGCAAGGGGGCGGTCTTCCCGCTCTGGGTGGACTGATGGGTCGCAGGCGCAAAGAAGATCGCCTGCGGGACGTGTGGCAGTGGCTGCTGGACGAATTTCCTGTGCGCCGGCCTGCGACGCTGCGGGTCAAGCCACTGGACAAGGAGCATCAGGGCTATGTTCTGGACGGTCCTGAAGGCATCGAAGTCTGCATCGATGCGCGCTCGCCCCTCTGGGCGCAGACGGAAACGCTGATCCACGAGTGGGCGCACGTCCGAGCCCGCCGAACGAAGCACGGCCCGGCGTTCCTCAAGGTGCAGTACGAGATCGAGGAGAGGTTCTGGCGGTGGCGCAAATCCTGTTAGACATCGACGACCCGGTCGCGGAGACGGCCGCGCGCCTGATCGCGCACCGCTCGCACGAGGGGTTCAAGGAGTACGGTGCGCGTTCGATTCTCGAGCGCAAATTCCAGGCGCTCGACCTGTGCAACGAGGCGATCGACGAGGCGGTCGACATGGTCATCTACCTCGTGGCGCTGCGCGAGAAACTCAAGGCGCTGAAGTGAGTGGGGGCTGAGCCGATGCATTCCATATTTCGCGTGATCGCCGCCGCTTTTCCCTTGCTCCTCGCGCCAGCGACGCACGGCGCGCCGGACCAGTGGAACTCATTCAATGCCTGTAAAGACGGCTTGGACCTCGAAGACGCCGGCCGAAGCTACCAGTACCGTCTGTTCGCGGAGGGTGGGACATCCGACGGCACCTTCACGGGGATCACCACGGTCCCTGAGTGGCTACCCATCCTCGTCGCCCTGGACCGAGCGACCGACGGCCTGTGGAACGCGACGCAGAGCACTCTCCCAGACCACTACGGGCCCGGCCTCCACTACTTCGACACCGACCTGAGGACGACCCGTATGCTCGAGGTGGGGAGCGGCGAGCCGGACGGGATCTCTCTGGACTGCGCGGGGACCGCCGCATTCAGCGATACCGCAGCCTGGGTCGCTACCTCTTCTGCGCCAGGGACCCAGCTCGCCTTCACTCACGTCGCATTCCGCGTGACCGCAGCGACCGGGAACATGAAGGTCTGGGCAGTCCTCATCGACGCCTCGAGCCCACCCACCATCGCTCTCGTCGATGCCATCCGGCTAGACACCTTGTCGGGGAAGACCGCGTCGCAGCCCGCGTGGGAGGACGTGAAGATTTCCCTCGAGATGTTGCTGCATCCGGGGCTCGGTGGTGGGATCACGCGGACCTACATCGCCGGAAGCCCGCACAGTGCCTTCCGATCATCGATCGACGACCTCTGGTCGGAGCCCCAGGCGCTCCCAGAGGAGCCACCAATCGAGACAGAGGAGCAGAGAGCCGACATCAACAAAGACGGCGCGGTCGGCGGGCCCGACTTCACGCTTCTCGCCGCTCACTGGGGGAACGTCGGGATCGAGCACTGAACGCGAGCCGGGGCGATGGGGAAACTCTGGGGAAACTTTTTACGCAGCTCCGTTCAGAACGCGGGCGCGCATCTCGGGGAACCGCCTCCGCGCAATCACGGCGGCGCACTCGTGGCAGCGATCAAGCCGCGCGAGGGTCTGCTGGACGCGAGGGTGCCGGTAGACGGTGATCGGGCGCTGGCAGATGATGCAGGGCCAACTGATCTCGATCACCATCCCGCTGTCGATCACTAGAACGGCTCCTCGGGCGCGGGCGTGAACGCCTCGAGCGCCTTGCAGAACGCGCCGAACGCGCTGGGCCGGATCGAATCGCACAGATGGAGCAGGGCGTCGTCCTTCTTGCTGCCGACCGCGCAGGGCTCGAAGCCTTCCTTCTTCAGCACCTTGTTCAACACGTGGAAACCGTGCATCCCGTGCGGCTTCCCGGCCTGCACGGCGAGGGCGACGATCGCGTTGGCCTGCGACTCGCTGATCTGCGCTCGGTGGCGTTCGCCGAACGCCTGCCCCTTCGTGTCCGCGGTCTGGTCGCCGAGGATCTCGACGACGGGGGGCCGCGGCGGTGGGGAAGGGGCAGGCGCCGGCTCCTGCGGCGGCATCTCCTCTGCGGGAGTGCCGCTGTAGCCTGCGAGCTCGGGGATCCAGCGCAGCACCTGACCGAGCGCCTTCGAGGTCGCCCTGGTCTGCGCCATCGACTTGATCGCGTGGCGTTCTGCGGTGCGCCAGCGGGACTCGTCGCGGTAGCACCCGCTCTCGGCCGCGCCGATCACGTCACCGCCCGAGCGGACGACCTCGACGCGGGCCTCGTAGCCCTCGAGCTGGCCGGTCTCCGGGTTGCGCGCTTCCTTCGTCCAGACCGTGCGGGGGCTCACGCCTACCATCGCGCCTAGCGCGCACCACGCCTCGACGCGGAGGTGTTTGCCGTGACCGATCCGCACGCTGAGCCCCTGCGCCTCGACCATGTCGGCCAGCGGCTTCGCGATCTGCATCCCCAACTCGATCCCGCCAGCGCCCTGAAACCCCACGATCTCGGCGCTCTCGACCACGACCAACTCGCTCTGCTCGCTCATGCTTCCCTCCCCACCACGTACAAAGCGGGGACACCCGCGCGCGTCCCGCCCGCGCGAATGCCCCCGCTCCCGGCGCCCGCGACCGTCGCGCGCACCCCTCTCTTGACCCCCCCAGGGCTCATGAGAGGACAAACCAGACTGTGATGAGAGCGACGACGGAGGCCGCGCCGGTCAGCGCGCCATCCCACCAAGCGACGAGGAGCTCTTCGTCGTACCGAAATCGGAACCCGTGTCCCATGTCGCCTCCCGTTCAGAGGACATCATGGGACATTTTGCCATCGAATGCAAAAGTGTTTGGCATTATGCCCGAGTTGTTCTATTGATTTCCTCCAATGTCCCAGTCGGAGCAATCATGGGCCGAGGACCGGAACTGGTGAATCGGTGGCGCGCGGCCAACGGGGTCACCGTGGCGACGCTCGCCGCTTCGATAGGCGACGACGGCCAGCAGATCGGCAAGTGGCTTTCCGGCCATAGGGAGAAGATCCCGCTGCGCCTCGTCGTCGGGCTCGCGGAGGTCACGGCGATCCCTGTGTGGGACATCGCGACGCCCGAGCAGGGCGCGCTCATGCGTCAGGTCGTTTCCGTCGTCGCGATGGCGGCGGTCTGGCCGGGGGAGGCAGCGTGAAACTGTACGAAGTGCGGCCCGAGATTGAACTGATTCTGGCGCAGGGAGAGGTCGATCCTGACACGGGCGAGGTGCTCGGCATCACTGACGGCCAGTGGCAGCAGATCGAGGAGCTCGAGATGCACGGCGACGACCTGGCCCTCGAGCTCGCGGCCTACATGGTCGGGGAGCGGCTCGAAGCCAAAGCGGTCAAGGAGCAGGCCGACGCGCTCGCGGCGCGGGCGAAGCGCCACGCCAACCGAGCCGAGCGGATCAAAGCGTACATCGCGAGCAACATCGAGCCGGGCCACAAGATCCGCAACGACGTGGTCGAGATCTCGTGGCGCTCGTCGACCCGCGTCGAAATTTCGGACGAAGACATGGTCCCGATGGAGTTCATGCGGATCGCGATGGCTCCAGACAAAACGAAAATCAAGGATGCGCTGAAAGCAGGAGAGGTGCCGGGTGCTGCGCTGGTGAAGCAGAGGAATCTCACGATCAAGTGAATCGAGCCCTGGGGGGGGCGATGAAGAGAGGCACACCGGACCACCCGAAGACGAAGCGGTTGGCGAGGCGGCTCGGTCTATCGAGGCCGGCGGCAGTGGGCACCCTGGAGATGCTCTGGCACTTCACGGCGAGGTACGCGCCGATGGGGAGTGTCGCGATCCACGCGCCCGAGGACATCGCGGACGCCGTCGACTGGGACGGTGATCCGAGCGAGCTGATCGAGGCGCTGGTCGAGTGCGGCTGGCTGGACGGCGACTGGTACGTCCACGACTGGCACGTCCACTGCGACGAGGCCACCAGGAAGTCGCTCGAGAGGCGCGAGGAGACCCACTTCGCGAACGGGACGCCCGTTAGGCAGACAAAGTCTGCCAATGGCAGACAACGGCAGACAAAGTCTGCCTCTCCCTCTCCCTCTCCCTCTCCCTCTCCCTCT